AATTAATTTTGTTTTAACTAATGAAGGAGAAAGATTATTTGATCCTACATTTGGTGGAAATATAAGAGCTTTAATTTTTGAACAAGATTCTAATGTAGATAGTATATCTGAATCTTTAAAAGACAAAATTTTAGAATATGTTCCTGGTGTTACAATCAATGATATAATTGTTGTTAGAAGTTCTGATATAAATCAAGCTAATCTAACTATCTATTACAGTATATATAATCAAGCAGACGTATTAAATATTAATATAACACAATGAGTCAAGACATTCAATATATAAATCGAGATTTTTCTCAATTAAAACAAAATTTAGTAGATTATATTAAAAACTACTACCAAAATAGTTATATAGACTTTGGACCTTCAGCTCCAGGTAATATGTTTATTGACTTAGCAGCTTATGTTGGTGATGTTTTATCATTTTATACTGATAATCAACTTCAAGAGACATTATTAGCTTATGCTCAAGAAGAAAAGAACATCAAACCCATCAATAACTTTTATAACAGAAAATTTAGTTGATTTTAGATATTCATCATCTTTTGACCCAACATCAGTATCAATATATAGTTACTATACTGGAACAAACCAACCTGAATTTTATTTATTAAAAAAACAAACAACAGCTTATTCTGGTACTAAAAAATCTACAACATTTAATTTTGGTAGTCCAGAACAATTTTCAACTGTTGAATTAATTGATAATCAAATTATTAAAATAGAAAGTATTGTTGATAGTGATGGAAATACATGGTATGAAGTACCATATTTAGCTCAAGATACAGTAGTTGATAAATCATATAATATTCCTGTTAACGAACCTAATTATTCACAATATAGAGACTCAGCTCCATATATGTTAAGATTAAGAAAAGTTAATAAAAGATTTACAACTAGATTTACAAATAATACAACATTAGAAATATCATTTGGATCAGGAGTTTCATCTATTCAAGATGAGTTAATTATTCCAAATCCAGATAATGTAGGTATTGGTTTAGTAGATGGAATATCTAAATTTAATACAGCATTTGATCCATCAAATTTTTTATATACTAATGAATATGGTTTAGCTCCTTCAAATATAACATTAACTGTAAATTATATAGTTGGTGGTGGTCCTGAATCAAATGTTCCATCTGATGATTTAATTAATGCTCAAACTTTAATATCATATATTGATTCTTATGGTTTAAATAATACTTTAGTAACAACAGTTCAAAACTCAGTTAGTTTTAACAATCCTGTTGGAGCAGCTGGAGGTGGACCTGGTGATTCTATTGAAGAAATTAGATTAAAAGCTTTAGCTAACTTTCCAACTCAATTACGAAATGTAACTAAAGATGATTATTTAGTTAGAACTTTATCAATGCCTTCTGAATTTGGTTATGTTTCTAAAGCTTATGTGACTCAAGATTATGCTGTTTCTTTAGATAGTGATAGAGCTGAATTAATTAATAATAATCCTTTAGCTTTATCTGTTTATGTATTGTCAACAGATTTAAATAATAAATTAACTCAAGCTTCTCAAGCTATTAAAGTCAATTTAAAAAATTATTTAAGTCAATATAAAATGATTACAGACGCTGTTTCTATTAAAGATGCGTATTATATTAATTTAGGTATTAATTTTGATATATCTGTGTTAACTGGTTTTAATGGTCAAACTGTATTGTTAGATTGTATTACTAGATTACAAAATTTCTTTAATATATCAAAATGGCAAATTAATCAACCTATTATCAAATCAGCTGTAGAAGCAGTTATATTATCAGCCCCAGGAGTTCAAACAGTACGAAAACTTGAATTTGTTAATAAAGCTGGAGGTAATTATTCTCCTTATGCTTATGATTTAAATGCTGCTACATTGAATGGAATTATTTATCCATCTATTGATCCATCAATATTTGAAGTTCGTTTCCCTGAATCTGATATTTCAGGTCGTGTAATAATTTATTAAAAAGTATATTTATATTAAATGGCTGTATATAAAATATTTCCTACTAAAGACGCTACAATATACTCTGATTACCCTAGTCTTAACTCAGGGATTGATGAAATTTTAGATGTCACAAAACAATTATCTAGAGTATATGATGGTGAATCTTCAGCTAGAAGAATTTTAATGCAATTTGATCAATCTCAAATTAAAAGTATTATAAACAATGCTAATCCATCCCCAGTAACATCTAGTTTAGTATTATATGCAGCTAATGTTAGTGGTCTTCCATCAGATATTAAATTAATTATTAATCCTATATCACAATCTTGGAATATGGGGACTGGAAGATACTCAGATATTCCTATTGTTAGTGATGGAGTAAGTTGGAAATTTAGATCAAGTAGTGGATCAAATGCTTGGGATACTACTGGTTTTGCTAGTGGAGTAACAGCTTCTTATACAGGATCAAATAGTGGAGGAGGTACTTTTTATACTTCATCTGTTACACAATCATTTAATTTTTATACATCAAAAGATATAAATGTAAATATAACTAGTTTAGTTAATTTATGGTATAGTGAATCTATTCAAAATAATGGTCTTATCATAAGATTAAGTGGTTCAGAATTTACTACTAGTTCATTATATGATTTTGATTTCTTTTCTAGAGATACTAATACTATTTATCCTCCTTGTTTAGAATTTAAATGGGATGACTCAGTTTGGGATACAGGATCATTAGTAACAATAACTGATGATAATGTAATGGTTACTTTAGGTAACAATAAATCAGTTTACCGTGATTCAGAATACGCTAAAATAAGAGTTTATACCAGAGAAAGATATCCTGCTAGGATATTTACAACTGCTTCATTATATTTATACAACAATTCATTACCTCAAACATCTTATTTTTCTATTGTAGATGTTGATACTAATGAAACTGTTATAGACTTTGATAGTGTAGCTACTAAATTAAGTTCAGACTCAACAAGTAACTATTTTAATTTATATATGAACGGATTGGAACCAGATAGATATTATAAAGTATTAATTAAATCTATTATTGGAGCTAATATATATGTATTTGATCAACCTGATTTTTATTTTAAAATTACACAAAATGTGAAAGCGAGTCAAGATAATATATTTGATAATGGTTCATCTTATACAACAGCTTTTGATTTAGCTTTCTCAAGTTAATATGGGACAAATTGTTAATATAAAAAAAACAATATATGATGCTGCTAGTTTTAATGAAGTAGTAGATACATCTTTTACCCAATTAGTACCTCAAAATCCAACTATTAATGTAGAAGAAAATAATGTTTTAAGTGTTGATGAATTTTTTAGACAGTATAATAATTTATTTTATGAAATCCCACTTACTGGATCTATCAACTCTCATGAATATATAGCTGAAAGAAGTTTAACTTATGCTGGTGTTTCTTTACAAGGAATATATGATGAGTTAGAATTTTTAAGACAAGAAAATATTCAATTAAAAAATCAAATTGTTTCAACTACATTTACTAATTTAACACCTTAATAATGGCTATTATAGTTACAAAGTTACCATCAACTGATAAAGTATTATTAACACCTGAAGAATTAACTTTAGTTGCTAATAAAGAAATGACAAGAAAATTCGGCCAACCCGAAGATTTTGTTGAACTCCATGTTTATAATAACACTAATACTTTATTACAATCAATTGTTCCTTTTAAAAATTATAAAGTACCTAATAGTGGTGTAACAGGTAATGTAGAAGAAGCTAAAGAATTAGAATTTGACCCAGCTGTTGATATTCAAACTTTAGGTTATTCTCAAGGAAATTATATTGTTGATTATAATGTTTTAAGACCTAAAATTTATTCAGGTGTTGAAAGAGTATTTTTTATAAAAGAAATATCTAGTGATAGACTTGAATTAAGATTAAATTCAACAACATTAAATAATCAATTTATTTCAGAAAATGGTTCTAATTTTATTAATGAATTTCAAAACACACCATATTTTAAAGAATTTTATTTAAATTTTGGACAAAATAGATTTATTCCAGCTGTTAATATAGCTTTAGATTTAAATACAACTAATAATTCTATTTTAATTAAATTAAATAAACCATTACCAATTGATTTTAAAATAAATGATAAAGTTGGTATTGTTGATAAGTTATCTATTGATGATAGATTTTCAGTTTCAATTTCTTTTGAAATACCAACTCCAACACTTCCAACATTAAGATCAGCTAATTTTAATATAGATGTTGATTCTAATATAATAGGTTCAACTCCTTATTATAACTACAATCAAATTACTACAATAACTGGATCTGAAAATCCAACATTACAAAAGTTATTAAATTATATGTCTTCATCAACATTTCAAATTAATGTTGATTATACTGATTATAATAATTTTATTCATTTTTCCTCAGCTAAAAATAGATTAGATGCTTTTAAATATAAATTAACTAATATAGAGAATTATAATTATATAATTAGTTCAGCATCAGCTAGTCCAGCTTCATCTACAATATTAATTGTATCTTCTTCATTAAAATCTATTGATGGAATTATTCAAAGTTTTGATGGATGGGAAAATTATATGTATTTTGAGTCAAGTTCTTACGCTTGGCCAAAATCAAATTCTACTAAACCATATCAATTATATTCTGTCACAAGTTCAGCAGGTATAACATGGTATAACAATGAATACGCATCATCTGTAACCTAT